TACCTGTACGGGTAGCAACGAAGGTTAGTGTAACGTAGTTGATTGACTTGGTAGGTTTCAGGAAGATGTCTGCACGGAACTCATTATTGTCGATAACATCAGGAGTGTTATTTGTTGTATCGCAAATAACAAGGAATCCATAAAGTCCTCTCTTTGCCTGAACATCACGAAGATATGGTTCAACAATGTTGCGGAAATTCGCTCTTGTTAACTCATCGTTAAGTTCAAAGAGTTGAGCTTGTGCTGCTCTCTCCAGTGCTTGCTCAATTGTAAGGAACAAGCGGCGAACGTTAATCCTATCAAATGCTGATGCATATCCAAGAGCAGTCTTATCTCCGAAGAGAAGTGTTCCGATTCCAGGAGTAGTAATAAAGGAGTTAACCCTCTGAGGATAAAGTTGATCTCTTTGTGCCTTATTTGGGTTATATGCAAGTTTAACTGCATTGTTAATAACACCACGCTGTTGACCAGCAGGTGAGAACCAAGGATAAGCAACAATATTTGTGCGAGTCATTAGACCAGCAACATCACCATTGGTTGGAACCCAACGGAATTTGTTATTAAATCTATCATATGTGTACTTATACCCACTATCAAAAATACCATAAGAAGTAGACATTAATGGAGTAAAGTAACTCATCAAATTAGTTGTCTGAGTAGTTGCATCTGTAAGACCAACTAAATCAAGTCTATGTGGTCCAACTGTAGCAACACAATCCTTTCTTTCATTTGCTATAGAAAGAAGATAATTTGCTTTTGCTTGCGAATCTTCTTTTGACGCTAAACCTGGACCCATAATCAAGTAATCAACTTCAATCTCATCTTTGTTTGAGAATTTACCATAAGATGTCATAAGACTAGCAAGAGATGCTGTCATTCCACCAGTAGCAGAATAATTCTTTCCACCAGTCAATGAGTAAGTTGTATTACCCGTAGCACTAAAGGTAACTCCCTGTGCATCTAATCCCCAAAGACCATCTGTAGTTGTTACTTGTGTATAATCAGCAGAGAATCCAGTTGCTCTTGGAGTTGTTCCCCAAACTGCATCAGCTGCTTGAGAGATGTTATAACCAGCATATACATGCGATGAATAATCTGCAAGGAATTGCTTATAGTAATTTCTCTGAGGAGAATTAACATCAGATACTGCATCAAGTGCTTTAGAAAGACCTAAATGCTTCTCAAGAATATTTCCCTTAACCCCAGTAAGAGTTCCATCGTCATCAACAACGACAACGTGCATCTCATCATTCTTTCCACTTCTACTAGTGACGTAATTAGTGGATGTTGGTTTTGGAGCAATTGATTTCCAATAAGTTGTTGAGTTGGTAAGACCTAAAGTTTGTGCATCATACCAGTCAGAAATAGAAGCAACATTAGCAGATGCAGTTTCTACACTAGATTCATTTGTTACATTTATAACAGAACCAGAGGTAAATGCCGCAAAATCAGTTCCTTCAGCATAATCAATTGCAGTTTCTACTCCACCAGTTGTTTGAAGCGTACTAAATGTAATAGCAACACCTGCTCCTACACCACTAAGATCATATTCAACATCAAGTGTAACAGAAGTTGAACCTATACTAGCCAATCCAAGATTTGATGTGCTAATTCCAGGTAAAGTAACACTATCATCGGCAGTAAGACCAGAAACACTATCAACATATATGATTGTAGTAGATGCAGCTCCTGCCAAGGTGGTATCTGTTGATAATACATCAACAAAAGATGTTGTAGAACTAGATACTCTTGAAACTACTTTTACATTAATTACACTATCAGTACCACCAGATGCTGCTGTAGTAACACCAGTAATAATTCCCTTAAGATATCCAGAGAAAGAGGAAGTTGCACCAGAACCAGGAATAGTTTTACCATCTAAAGAAGAAGTAATACCATATCCTACTGTTACTCCAAGACCAGCAAGATTGGTTGTAGTAATTCCAAGTGTTTGGTCAGCAAAAGCATCAATCTGACAAACCTTTAAACCATTACCCCAAGTTCCTGGATCTTTGGAAGCATAAATGAATTTAGTAGTATCTTCACTATAGGTATTTAAATAATCATCATAATTCTTTATCTTCAAGTCTGTTGTAGCAGCAATTCCAACACCTGCATTTGCATTGTTCAGAGTTGTTCCGTCAGTTCTACAAACCTTTAGGACTCCTCCATAGGAAAGATATGATGAAGCACTCATCCAATACTCATATTGAGCATCAGTTGAGATTGGCTTACCAAATGTGTTGATAAGTCCTTGCTCTGATGTAATTTCAATGGGTTCATCGATTGGTCCGATTTCAAAAGGACCGGCAATAGCACCGATGTTATCCAATACATTATCAGCTCTCCCTACAGTTAGGTCAACCTCCCGTACTAATACTCCGGGAGACAATTGAGGAGTCGCCATGAATTTTTCTCCGTAATTCTCAGTTATCTAAAAAATATTTATTAAAATGGGCATTTACATATACTCCCACATATACGAACTATCACCATATTCATCAGTATTCCAAGTACTAGGTCCTCCTGCTAGTCTTTCTAAAGATTTTGTACCTCCTTCATCAACAAACCACCTATCTCCATCAGCATCTACAAAGGTATTATCATCCAATCCATCACTTATAAATCCAAAAGGTGCCATATCTTGTTCAATCTGATCTCTTTGATCCTCATATAGTCTTTTCCTAACATCCTGGTCTGTAAGTTCTTTAAAGTAATCTTGTGCAACTAACCATGCATATATTACCAAACACATAGCAAGGTCATCATTACAACCATCTTCTGCCTCAAATGAATTGTTCTTCTGAATGAATGTAGTTAACTCACTCATAATCTCATAATCATTAAATATGAGTTTATCTCCTTCAACTATTGTCTTTAAATTAAGAGCACCAACCTTCTTAACTGTCTTGGACATTTTGACTCCAAGCTGGGTCTTCTTACCAGAAAATCCCTGTCCCACAACCTGCCCTGCACGACCCCTCATAGACGCCATAAGTAGATTTGGATACTCCATATCATAATTGAGAATTGACGCCACCTGGTCGCCTACATCGTTGACCTCACATAATATAAATGCCTCATTATAACTCTTTGCTATTTCATGTATAATATTAGGAAATAGCATCGGTTTGATTTCATTATTCCTATACTTTGCAACTACCTTATGTGGGAATGAAGTAATATCAATAACAACAAATGCAGAATAATCTTTTACAACTCCACGAGCCACATCAACAGTCATAACATAATCATGATTCTCTATCGGATCCTCATATACATCCAATCCAGCATTTCTTGTCTTTGGGTTTTCATAAACAAGAGTTCTTAACTTACTGGGTGCAATAAGAGTATCAACCGATCCTAAAAATTCACACTCAAACTCAACCTTAAATTGTTGGTCAGAAGTATTGGCAATTGTTTGTGCTTTCCACTTAGCATCTCTACCAGGTACTTCACTCCAATGAACATCTGTGGGAATATATTCATTCTTTCCTCTTTCTGCATCGTGCCAATACCTATAAAAATGATTCATCCCGTGAGGGGTAGAAACCATTATTACTTTCGTGCTTTGACCGGAAGTAATAGTAGGATAAACAGATGCAAAGAAGGACTCAGCGATGTGATTAGGGACGAAGGCGAATTCATCGAGGAAGAGGATATTGAACGACATGCCTCGGACAGCACTTGCAGATGTAGAAGCTGCCAAAATCTTTGATCCGTTTTCAAGTTCTAATGACCCCTTGTTCCATGATATTATACCCTGCTGCATCCATTTAGGTAAGTTCTCATATGCAGTTTGTAATCTTCCTAATAAATCTCTAGCAGTTGCTGCTTTGTTAGCAAGAATACCAATGTTTACATTATCATTGAATACTGCATAATGTAATAAGTATGATACTGATGTAGTAGACTTACCAGTCTGTCTGGGCATCTTACATATATTAAACCTATTCTCATGGAAGTTTCTAATTAACTTCTCTTGAAAATCATAAGGTTTAAAACCAACCAATCCTTCATCCAAACTAACAATTTTTACATGCTGTCTTGCAAAGTAAACAGGATCATGTTTACACGCCATAAATTCAAGAATTTGTTCTTTAGTAAATTCTTGAGCAACATTCGCTTTTTTTAAAAGCGGATTACCAAGATAAATTTCTTCAGCCATAACAATCTCCTACATCATTTCGCCAAATAAATGCTTGTTTGGATTATTTAACATAGATTTATCATGCTCTATAGTTTTTCTTGTCATATCTAGTATTTTTTGTAAATTCTCTGCTTTCTTCTTTAGCTCTTCTATTTCTTTATTGTCCTCCCGTTTGGAGGAGTGGTTGTCCTGGTTCATAGTCCGAAATCTGAAAATAGGAGAGTTTAGCGCCAGGGTATACCTTCTCCACCTGGGACTGAACTTCCGTTCTACTTGGTTTCTTTGATTGTGGGAAAAACATTTTTATGCCGTAATGCTTTCCTCTCCATGTGGCTGTGACCGCAACAATATTTCCTTGCTGTGAAGGAATTCTAACTGATTCAGATACTCTTAAGTCTTTAAGGGATGGTGGAGTTATAACATCAATAACTTCCAGAAAAGGGTTCCCCTTAGCATCTTCAATTGTTACATTCGCCATGGATAATAAAAATGTTTACAATACTATTTATAGGAATTAATCTCTAATCTCTATATTATTATGGTGATGGTTGAGGACTACCATCTGAAAGAATTGGCCAAGTAATATTTCTAGGGTCAGTCTGCTCGCCAATATCACGCAATGCTTGAATATAAGTATCCAAATCTGAAATATTATCTGTAGTAGTAGTTATACCAATCCTCGTTTCACTTAAATTTCGCATCACCCTCCATTCCGCTTCCATAATCTTAGTATCTCTATTTTCTCTAATCTCATCCCAAAGTGATTTAGTATTATCTGCAATTTCTTCATCAGTAAGAGAAACAACCTCCCAAGATCCTGAATTCCATATCACTTTCTGTGTAGTAACATCATATGAAGGTGAAGTATCTGCAAGAACATATCCAGCATCTGCAATTTCTTCTGCGGTAAACGTAGAAGAATCTGTTTTTGTTAAACCAGATGAAAGTCTTATTCTATTGGGCAATTGATCTGGATATTGGTTATTATGTGAATAAAGCATTTGTTAATCTCCTAAACAACAGAAATATAAAGTGAATCGGTAGGATCCATTGCATAAGATCCACCCCTACCTGCTAAAGCATGTATTACTCTAAT